GAGCGCGGTAGCATCGGCCAGCATCGTGAAGGCGGTGCTCCGGGTGCAGGGGGTGGGTTCATCGACACCATCCTTCAGCTCATCGCAGAGCGTGCAGCTCTCGACCTCGAAAACCTCGCGCTGAACGGGGACACGACCCTCAGTGGTCTCCTGGGACTCCAGGACGGCTACATCGAGCTGATGGAAGACGGAGGCAACATCTCCGACGCAGCCGGTGCGACCGTTTCCAAGGAAGTCTTCAAGGACGCCATGAAGGTCATGCCCGACCAGTACCTCCGCAACCGCGCGGCTCTCCGGCACTACGTGTCGCAGGACCAGGAAACGGAGTACCGGGACACGGTGGCCAACCGCTCAACGGCGGTGGGTGACAGTGCCCTCCAGGGATTCCCGGGCGTCTTCGCATTCGGTGTGCCGGTCGAGGCCGTAAGCCTCATGCCCGAGAGCAAGGGAATCTTCACGAATCCCTTGAATCTGCTCTGGGGTATCCAGCGGAATATCCTGCTGGAGTGGGACAAGGACATCACGGCCCGCGTCCTCATCATCGTTCTGACCGCCCGCGTGGCGATTCAGATCGAAGAGACCGATGCCGGAGTGGTCTACAACAACATCGGATAGTCCGGGGGGACTGGGCAAGCACCATGAACCATACCGGGGGCCGGGGGGATGACTCCTCCTGGCCCTTCGGGTATGATGACAACTGAGCCTCAGATAGAGGCGTAACCCTGTGCAGGAGGCACACCAGATGGCCCAAAAGTTCGGCGTCAAACTCAAGAAGATCAATCGCTATCACTACCGCGGACAGCTCTACGAGAAGGGCAAGGAGTACGCGGTCATCCGCACTCTCCGTGATCACCTTGTCGGGAGTGGCTACTTCCTCGACTGCCTGATCGAAGCTCCCCCGGAGCCGCAACCCGTCGCAGCCGCAGCAGGTGCGGGTGATGAGCCGATCGCCACGGCGGACATGAATCCTGGGCACGACCCCGAAAAACCCTCGGCCCCTCCGGTCGATGGAGACAAAGGGAAAGGTGCCAAGCTGAAGCTCCGTGAGCCGTCTGCGGACGCTGTTCAAGTGGGGTAAGTCATGCCGCTCATCGTTGACGTGGCCGACATCCGGGCCGCCATTGCATTCGATGATCTCGATTCTGTGAATCTCGCGATCGAGCAAGCAATCGAACAAGCTCAGCAGAGCGTGGCGGATACCGTGAGGTCCTCTTTCGAGAGGGGCACAGTCACCGATGAGTTCTGGGTGACCACCAGCTTGAGCTTCGGGGGGAGCAACCCGCAAGTGGAACTGTTGCTTTCCCAGGGGTTCATGGACAGCGGGCAAGCGATCACTGTCTATTCTTCGGGTTCCCAGGCCGGTCTAAGTGATTCGGGATTGCGAACGAATCTGAAGAGCTACAACGGCACGGATCATGCCGTGTTTGATTACAACAAGGGCCTCCTGCGCGTGGTGGATTTCGACATCTCGAAGCAGTATGTGAGTGCCGCCTACACCGCAGGGTTCGAGGATGACGGGGGTAGCCCTGCGATCTATACCGGCACCCCCGAGTGGTTGAAACAGGCTGTTAGGTTGAAGACGCAGCTTGTGCTGGACGCGAACCCAATCATCCCGAAACCAACAGGAACCGGAGATGGGGATGGGGGTATGGCGGCGCAGATCCTCTCCAAGACTCTCAGCACGATCACGATGGCGCACGCACGTTATGTGCCCGGGAGTTGGAAGCCCTATCGGAGTTTCTGATGCCCACCAGCTTCGAGATGGAAGTCGTCCTCTCCGACGGGCAGAGGTATAAAAGCGCGAAGAAGGGCATTGATGCGTTTGCCAGGAAAATCGGCAACATCATGCCAGCAGACCGGCTGAATCGGACCATTTCCCGAGAGCTGAAGAACTACCTCGACACAGTTGCGTTCGCTATGCGGGAGAGGCACTCCGTCAGTTGGGACCCGTTCCTACCCACACTCCCATCAGGCCCGAGTAAGGGTCGTCTTGCTCATCGAAGTGGGAGTCTCGTGGATGAGATCGAGAAGAGTGTCAACGTCACTACATCAGGTGAGGTTGTGGCTGGTGAGATTGGGGGTGGCCTCAGTCCCTATGCGCTGATCCATGAACAAGGTGGTGTTGTTCGAGCAAAGAAGTCCAAGTATCTAACTATTCCAACCCGCTTCGCGCTGGACTCCCAAGGCGTGCCTCTAAAGCGCAAGGCTCGCGACTGGCCGAATACGTTCATTCAGACGAGTAAGCGGGGCAACCTCATCATCTTTCAGAAGCGTGGCGCGAATATCGTGCCTCTGTACGTTCTCAAGAAGAGTGTCGTGATACCGCCTCGGTTGGGGCTGGGGAAGACTCTTGAGGTGACTGAAGGGCCGTTCATTGATAAGCTCTTCAAGCTTCTACTGGATGACATCAATAGTGGGATAAGACACCGTGCCTAGCATCCGCGAGAATGCTCTAGCCAAGATTTGTGAATTGTTTTCAGGACAGCGTGCGGGACAACCCATCGTTGATCCTTACGACTTTCAGTGGAGTGTTGTGCGTCGGGAACCTCTGGGGGATCTCGATTCCCGGAAGGCTTACGCAATCGCAATTCTTGACACGGATGCGAGCAACCTCAAGAATGTGCAACAGGTTCAGGTGGATCTACGGGTCACCCTGGAGTTCCGGGCCTTGCTGGAGACCTCTGACGCCCCCTCCACGTGCCTGAATACGATCCTCACGAATATTCAGCGGCGGGTACGCTCGGACCCCCGATTGACTGCCACGAACGGAGGCACTGCACTCATCATCGACATGAGTGAAACAGGCAACACCGTGGACGTGGACAGCTACGCTGATCGATCTGTAGAGGGTGCTGTGTTCCTGCTCGTCAAGTACAAGCACCAGGAGGATGATCCGCGGATAGTGGCGTGAGCCGTGGGCCAGTGGTAGGATTCAGGCCACACAGGGGAAGCTCTATGTCGGGAAAAGACCAGTGGGATGCTTTCGAGGCCGGGGAAGATACCGACGACAAAGTTGAGGTCGAAGAAGTGCAGGAGGCGGTGGAAGCCGACATTGCTGTGAAGCCAGTGCCAGAGGGCTATGATCCCTATTATGATGATCCGGTGCCGAAGGGTGTCGGTGGAAGCTTTGTTCTACGAGATGGGAAGCGGTACCGCCGCCGACCCGAGTAAGGAGAACTTTCCATGAGCCTTCTTTACAACCGCGCACTCCTGCTCGCCAAAGAAGAGGTCACTTTTCGTCTGGACCCGACTCCGACGCCGATATTGGATGCCGTCCTCGTTGAGGACCCGGTGTTCAGCGCGGACTCGACGATCCTCGATCGCAACAATGTCAAATCGCATCTCTCTCCTGATCCAGGCACACCGGGGCGGAAGATCGCGACCGTGGCCTTCAGTCACGAAGTGCGGCACAACGGCAACACCGATGGCACGGTTTCCGGCAAGCTTGGTGTCCTGCTGGAAGGTTGTGGCTATTCCGAGACTGCGATCACCGTAGGTACGGACACGATCCTCGATGACGCAGCGATTGCTATCGCTCCGATAGGGGGTGCCATTCCTTCAGGGGACTTCACTTACGCCAAGACGACCGCGTACGGGGGAGCACTCCCTCGCGTGGTCCAACTGACCTGCACGACTCCCGGCGCATCGGCTACGGCGGCTTTCGGTGTGTTCAGCCCCAAAGTGGGCGATCAGGCTGAGGTCGATCTCACCGGGCAGGTGATGGAGGATGCCACACCGTTTCAGCTCATCAACGATACCCCCTCGGCGGATGCGGAAATCACTCCGACGGTTGGTACGAGCTTCCTGGCGGGAGATACGTTCATCATCAACCTGACGCCTCCGGGATTCACGTACAGCCCGGTGAGCACGGGTTTCAAATCTCTGACCTTCTGGATCTACTACGACGGTCTGCTCCACAAGATGACCGGTGCCCGCGGTACCTTCACGGTCGAAGGGGAAGCGGGTTCGTTCGGTAAGTTCAACTTCACCTTCACCGGGGACTTCTCGGTGGCGACGGATATAGCTTTGCCCACGACTGGCGTCTTCGAGACGACCATTCCCGCGCAGGTGGAGCTGGCGAACCTCGTTGCCGCGGGTGGAGAACAGGACGTGGACTTCACCCTCTGTGCCCAGTCGTTCTCGATCGATGCGGGCAACAGTGTTGTGGGCCGGGAGTGCATCAATGAAGAGGACTCGCTCGCGGGAGCCATCATCACTGCTCGTTCTCCCACGGCCTCGTTCAACCCGGAGACGGAACTGGAAGCAGACCACCCGTTCTGGAGCAACCTGAACACGGCGACTCGGGTTGCGATGTCGGTACGGATCGGAGTCGAGCAGGGTAACGTCTGCACGTTCTGGGCTCCTTATGCCCAATATTCTTCGCTCGCATACGCGAACCGCAACGACATCCGGGCCTACGACGTGAACATGCGCCTGAACTCGGATGTGATCGCGGGTGGCGTGGGGAACGACGAGTTGCGAATCACGTTCTCCTAAGACTCAAAGAGTGGGTGATGACTGAACAAGGAGGTGGCTGATGGATCGTACGCTCGGGTTTCTGATCGTGATGGTGATGGTGTTGTTTTTCGCGGTGAGTGCGGGAGCACAGACTGCTCGCCCTGATGTACCGCTGGTCTCCACCGGAGGGATCTATCCGATGAAGTGCATGTCTCCCTCCGATACGGACATGGCTTCCATCTGTTTCGTTCGCACAGACCTAGCGGATGGTGTGGTGGAGCTGGGATGCTCACCTGCGGGACCGGATCAGGAAATCGCGATGGATCTGAGTATCACCATCACGATTGACGACGATGCAGAAATCCGATGCTATGCCGTGGACACGGATGATCTGGTGGGAGACTACAGCGACAACGCCGGTCTGGTGGATTTTACACGACCGGGAAAGCCGTATGTGATCCAATAGTCTGCGCCGACATCAATCACGATGGTGTGGTGGGGATGGCAGATTTCGGGTTGTTCACTCAAGCATTTATGCGTTGCAATGACGGGGAACAGGAGATTCCCTGCCCATAAGCGCCCAGGATGGGCACACACAAGGAGGTAGAGGATGGCACTGGTAGGAATCCGGCTAGACGCGACTCGGGAGTATCAGTCAAAAGAGCTGGACGACAACTACGGCACCCCCGAGGCCGTGATCTTCAAGCTCGGCACACTCAGTTCGCGTGTGCTGGTTCTGCTACGGGACAGCGCGACGAAGTTCGTTCCCGATCCCAATGACATGACCAACGTGACGGCGCAGTTCCTCCCCAACCATTCGTCTTTCGAGACGGTGCGGTACGGGCTCAAGGGCTGGACGAACTTTCGGGATCACAAAGGGAACGACATCCCCTTCAAGACTGTGACCCGCACGGTGGCCGGGTTGAGCATGGATGCCGTGGACAACGACACGATGGACGTGATCCCCATCGATCTCATTCGGGAGCTTGCCGAGGAGATCACCCGGGACAATGTGTTGGATGAGGAGAAGGCAAAAAACTCCGACGAGTAGCTCTGACGATATTCCTCATGCCCGAGCGGGAATGTGCGACATGCACTCGGCAGGTGGAATGGGGCTGCGAGCAAGATGCCATGATCCCGCTCTTGATCGACGACGAACTCATTACTCGGTGTCCCCGGAGACCGTTTCTCGATGACCCTCAGTGGTACAACGAGATCTTGCGTTCCTACAGGTACGCTCAAGAAGGCATGTTGACGGAGCCCGGGACATGGCTCGATCAAGGGGCTATGCTGGTTGCAGCCTTTAGCATCCTCGACGTGGCTGTTGCCGAAGCGCGGGAGAAACAGTCGGATAAAAAGCGAGGGCAGGCCAGAGCGGTATCACAGGGAGGTGGACACACAGCACCCACTCCCACACGAAACGCGATGGGCGGCAGCATGAGTCCAAGACCGGGGCGATGACGTGGCGCTATCGAAATCAGAACTCGTCTTTATCCTGAAGTTCAAGAACGAAGCCCAGAAGGTCATCAAGGCGGCCCAGCGGGATCTACTCAAGCTGGGCAAAGCCGCGAACCTGAGTGCCAAGGATCAAACCCTGCTTGCCGGAGCAGTGGATCAAAGCGCCAAGAACATGAAGCAGCTTGGCAAGAATAGTGCTCTGGCCCAAGACGATATTCGCAAGCTCGGCAAGGAAGCCGAGGTCACCGAGAGTAAGTTCTCGAATCTCAAGAAAGCCATCCTCGGCATCGGTGCGTCTGCCGTGGGTATTGGCGTCGGTCTGAAGGCGGCTTCGGATTTCAACGAAGAGATCGCCAAGATCGGGGCACTGGGAGTTCCCGCGGAGCGGCTCAAGGAGCTGACGAAAGAGATTCGGCTTATCTCGGTGTCAACGGGACGGGCCGGGACTGAGGTTGCAGGAGCGGTCTTCGAGATCATCTCCGCGTTCGGGGACTCGGCAAAGACAGTTGATACTCTGCGCACCACTTCGCGGGCCGCTGTGGGTGGCTTCACTGAGATGGCAGAAGCGTTCGGGTTGCTTTCTGCGGTGACCAAGGCATTCGGTGATACCACTGAAGAAAATATCCTGCTCGTCTCTGACCTTGCGTTCAAGACGAACGAACTAGGTAAGACCACCTTCCGGGAACTCGCCAAGGAAATCCAGAAGGTTAGTAGTTTCTCGAATCAGTTGAACGTGACTGAACGCGATCTGCTTGCCACGTTCTCCGTCCTGACTGGTGTGACGGGTGATACGACTATCGTCGCGACCCAACTCTTCGGAGTTTTCAATTCCCTGTTCCGCGGGAGTAAGGAACTCAACGAGGTTCTTCGGAAGACGAACTCCGAACTGACCGGCTTGCCGTTCCGCAGTATCCAGCAGCTCATCAAAGAGAAGGGGCTCCTTGAAGCCTTCGTCGAACTGCGCAGGGCCGCGGGTGAAGCGGGCGTTTCGATGAGTAAGGTGATTCCCGAGGCACAGGGATTGCTCGCGGTTATGGAACTCACCGGCAACTCCCTGGACACGGCCCGCACGAAGTTCGAGCAGTTCCGTGATGTCACTGGGGCTACGGATCGAGCGTTCCAGGTTGCAAGTGCATCCCTCAAGAACGCCTTCGATCGAATCAAAGCGGCGTTCAACGACTTCTTCGTGAAGGTGGGTGATGCGTTCGCTCCGCTCATCTTCAAGTTCGCTGAGCTGATTGAGAGCTTGGCTACCGCGTTCATCGAACTCGCCCCGGTTCTTCAGGAGGTGATTGCCGGGTTCATTGCGTTGGCCGGTGCGATCTGGGGGGTCATCAGTGCACTCCTGAGCTTCATCCCCGTGTGGTTGTCCCTGTCTTTCGTGTTTTTTGGAATGTTCAAGACTCTCGGATTCCTGTTCGGCTTGTTTAAGAAGCTGGGCGTGGTGCTCCTGAACTTGGGGAAGCACATCCTTCCCCTCGTTACAGCAGCCCTCCGTCGAATGGCAGTGGCGATGCTCTTGAACCCGTGGACCGCTGCGGTTGCCGCGGTTGTCGCGGTCATCACAGTTCTCGTCAAGTATCGCGATGAAGTGCTGACTGTGGGAGAGCACCAAGTCACCATCTCAACCCTCATGGCAGAAGCGTGGCATCGAATCCAGATTGCCGTGGAATTGGTGAGGGATGCGATTGACGGTGTGATTGAATCCACACTGAAGCTCGTGGGCATATTCGTTCCCAGCATGGAGGAGATGGGGGAGGCCATCGATAACAACGTCATCAGTGGACTTGGGCTGGTAGTTGAGGGCCTCGTGTTCCTGGGCAATCTACAGATCGCACTCGGGCGCTCCATGATCGACATCTTTGAAGGCATAGGGGATGTCTTCAAAGCGTTGGCCAAGGACATCCAGATCTTCTTCGCCGGTCAAGGCAAGTTCATCATGGACTTCGGTAAGGAGGTCGTTGATACGATCACGGGGTTCTTCGTTACAGCCTTCGAGATCATTGTTGATAGTGCGAAGGCCATTGGGAGCACCATTGCCGAGGTGTTTTCAACTGCGGTGCAGGGTGCGATAGAAATTGCAGGGGGTATCGCTGAGTTTGTTACAGGAATCTTCAGTGGCATTGTTTCATTCTTCAGTGGTGTGGTCAGTACGATTTCCGAGATTGCTGGGAAGGTGGTTGAGTTTGTACGTGAGATCTTTGGGAGCGTGGCAGATTGGGTTGCAGAGGTTTTCGGGGGCCTCTTCGAGAACACAGCAATCGCACTGAAAGCGACTTTCGCAGACATCAAGGCCAACTTCGGGGTTGGGTTTGACCAACTTGGCAGCTTCATGGAGGCCGCGGCTGCACGGCTACAGGCTCGGTTGAATAAGGGTCGAGACAAGGAAAAGAAGAAGGCCGGTGCCGGTGGAGACGCGGGCGGGTCCGACCGTACGGCTGAAGAGGAAGCGTTCCTGAAGTTGATCGAGGAGCGCACACGACTCGTTGAGTTCGAGATCTCGGTTCAGCACCTCAGCAATCTCGAACGCGCGGAAGCGATACGCCTGTTCAAGCTGGAAGAGGAAGCTCGCAAGGCTGGTTTCGCAATTCTCCCCAAGGAAGCGGAGTTCCTGGATGCGCAACTGAAGAAGCGGGATCAGTTTTCACGCGACCGGGATTACAACAAGAAGCTCAAGGAGGACGCTGAGGATATTGCGATCCTCGTTGAAGCTCAGAAGCTCGCCACGGTCGAGCAGGATAGTTTCGTTTTCGCGGCGCAAGCGCGGGTCGAAGCGATTCGAGCGGGTGTGAAGATTGACGAGGAAGCCCTTGCCGCCCTCGTTGCAGTGCGGGAAGAGCTGGCCCGTTCAGAGGATGCGAGTAAGGGTTTCGGTGAAGGTTTCAAAGCAGCGGCAACCGAGTGGGCTGACGCGGCAACCGATGCTGCCGCGCAGGGTAAGAAGGTCTTCGACACGATGTTCAATGGGATCTCCGATCTGCTCGTGGACTTCCTGGCGGACGGTGAGTTCACGTGGCGCTCGTTCGCGGACACGATGCGCCGGGAGCTGATTCGGATCGCGGTCAATGACTTGCTGGGCAATATCCTCGGGACCGTTAAGGCCACCTCTCCCACGGCACCTGGTGGGACTCCCGCAGGAGGCGGTGGAGTTCTTGGATGGATTGGCAGCCTACTCACCGCGCAGGCGGGACAGGCTAACACCTCAAGCCCCGCGCACGCGCGTGCACAGGTCCCGGCTTTGGCTTTCGCAGGAGCCCCACAGTTTGCGATGGGTGGGATGACGCAGGAGGTGCGCTCCGCACTGGGTCTCGATGCTGGGGCGATCCCCGCGATCCTCCACGGCAATGAGGCGGTCATCCCCTTGACCGGGACTGGGGCTGTTCCCCTTCAGGATCAGGCTGGAAAGCTGACGGTGAAGCTCCCGGGGAACCGCACGATCCCCGTGTCGGGCCAGGGACCTCTCCTCAACGCACGCCAGCGGCAGGGTAAGGGACTTTCAGGGCTGAATACGACTCCTGGAGCGGGTGTGAGCCCGTTCGCCTTTGCAGGGGCACAGGAGGGCTTTTGGGGATTGATCGGACCTGCCCTCATGGCGATTGGCTCGGCTGTTGCAGCAGCCGCCACGTACATCGGTCCCGCGCTCCTCGCGGGCGCGCAGGCGGCATGGACGGGGATCAGTACCGTTGGGTCCGCGATATGGTCAGGTCTGGGCTCTGTGGGTCAGTCATTGCTTGGATTGGGTTCGAGTGCGGTCGAGGGGCTGGGGGGCTTGTTCGGAGGAGGTGGAGCGAGTTCGATACCGGGAGGGGGCGGAGCGATCGAGGGCATCCCATCGGATATTCTGCAAGACGGATTCGGGTACACCACTGAGGCCCTGGCGAAGACCCCAGACAGCGATTCGTTCTTCAAGAATTTCGGATTCGGCAATGCGCTGAAGTACGGGACATTGGTTGCGAGTTTGGGTGCTCAGCTCATTCCTGCTGGCGGATCGAAAAGCGGTACGACCCGGATCAATACGGGATTGGGCTTGGGCGGTACGAGCGGGAAGCCTGAGTCGAAGCAAGAAAAGCGCGAGCGGGAAGAGTTGGAGCGATTGGCTTCCATTGGCCGCAAGATTATCATCAAACAGCGGGGCTTTGAGTATGGTGGCACAACCCTCAAGTATGGTGAGTTCGCTCAAGGGGGATTGGTGAACAGTCCCACGCTCTCCCTGTTGGGTGAAGGGCGTCTGCCGGAAGCAGTGGTGCCCTTGCCGGACGGTCGATCCATCCCTGTGCAAATGGCGGGGGGCGGATCGGATGCTGGTGTGAACCAGACGGTGAACGTGAGCTATACCATCAACACTCCGAACGCGGACAGTTTCCGTAGAGCGCAGCCCCAGATCCTCGCGAATACCCATGCTGATCTGAAAAGAGCGAGGGTCAGAGCACACCAGCAATAGAGCGCGTCCAGTACCCCAAGGAGGGAGAGACATGACTGATTCTGAAGAGCCTCACGATTGCATGTTCACCAGAGTTGCAATGGTCCCGACGTGTATGATATGCGGGAAGGAAATGGTGAAGCACAAAATAGATAGAACGGGCAGTCCTCCGGGACGACCGGCCAAGCCCTACCCCCGCGAAAAACTCCTTGATCCTCGTGG